GAGGACTTGAAGTATGAAAGGACCGAAGAAGGGTCACACGAATACAGGTATAAAGTACGGCGGGGCCGAAACAGAATTTACGGCGGTAAGATGGTGGAGAACGTGTGCCAAGCCATAGCTCGTTGTATCATTGGCGAGCAGTTGCTAAGTATATCCGAAAGATATAAAGTTGTCCTTACCGTACATGACTCGATTGTTTGCTGTGTGAAGGATGAAGAAGTTCCCGAAGCGCAAGCGTATGTAGAAGAATGTATGCGCAAGACACCAGATTGGGCCGCAGGCCTACCTATAGACTGCGAGAGCGGTACAGGTAAATCGTATGGGGAATGTGAATGAGTAAAGCAGCGCCGTGGTCGTTCAGTCGGATCAAAGCATTCGAGCAATGCCCCAAGCAGTTCTACCATGAGAAGGTGCTGAAGCAGTATCCGTTCATACAGACGGACGCTATGATCTACGGCAACCAATTCCATAAAGCCTGCGAAGACTACATCGGTAAGGGCGAGCCGCTCCCCGAGAGGTTTATGTATATTAAAGACGCTTTGGACAAACTGAACCAACGTGAAGGCGTAAAGATATGTGAGCAGCGGTTAGGAGTAACGGCTAACTTGGAACCATGCACCTTTGGCGCTAGGAACGTATGGTTTCGTGGTATTGTGGACCTTGCCATCCTTGACGAAGATAGCGGTATCGGTTGGATCATCGACTACAAAACTGGTAAATCTGCAAAGTATGCAGACAAAGGGCAGCTAGAGTTGATGGCGTTGGCGATCTTTGCGCACTACCCCAAGATAACAAGCATACGCGCAGGGCTACTGTTCGTGGTGGCGAACAAACTCGTAAAAGAAACGTATGAAGTTGCGGATAGAGCTAATCTTTGGGAGAAATGGTCTTCAAACTATGCTACAATGGAGAAGGCGTTTGAAGCAGATGTGTGGAACCCCCGCCCCTCTGGATTATGCAAGCGTCATTGCCCTGTAACCGAATGCGCCCACAACGGGAGTAACTGATGCCCTATAAAAACAAACCTCGCCCGTACAAAAAAGAGTACAAGCAGCAGAAAGAACGCGAAGAGCATAGCGACCGCATGGAGCGGCAACGTGCGCGGCGTAAGATGGATAAGACTGGCAAGGATGCCAACAAGAACGGCAAAGCCGACAAGCGCGAGGGTAAAGATATCGCGCACAAGAAACCGCTCAGCAAGGGTGGCAAAAATAAAGACGGTGTAAAAGTACAAAGCCGCAAGAAAAATAGAGCCGCTGGCGGTGCGTTAAGCCGCGGAAAGCGCAAGAAGTAATTGGAGAATAACATGCAGATTGTACAGGATAAAGCCATCCTGCTTACACTGCCTAACCCGAAGCAAATCACAACAGTGATTGCGAAGAGTAAGGAGTTGTCGATGAATGAAGTCGTCGTGAATTGGGGTATCGACGAGGCCCACAAGTTGAAAGCATTGAATATAAAGGTGCCTTCACCGATTGAGAAACGCTATTCGTGGGTGGGTAAGTACAAGCCTTATCAACATCAGAAAGACACGGCGGCGTTTCTTACCATGAACAAGCGAGGCTTCTGCTTCAATGAGCAGGGCACAGGCAAAACAGCCAGTGCGATATGGGCCGCAGACTTCTTGATGAAGCAAGGTATCATACGTCGAGTCCTTGTCGTGTGCCCTCTATCTATCATGGACAGCGCATGGCGTGAGGATTTGTTTAGTTTTGCTATGCACCGCACCGTGGACGTTGCGCATGGCGCGAAAGAGAAACGCAAAAAGATAATAAACAGCGGAGCCGATTTCGTCATCATAAACTATGACGGTGTTGAGGTTGTGGCAGATGCTATCGCCAAGGGTGGGTTTGACCTAATCATCATAGACGAGGCAACGCACTACAAGAACGCGCAGACCAAGCGGTGGAAAACGCTCAAGAAGCTTGTCAAAGATGATACATGGCTATGGCTTATGACAGGTACTCCTGCTGCGCAGTCGCCGCTAGATGCCTACGGCCTTGCCAAGCTAGTGAACCCACAGAGCGTACCTAGTTTCTTTAGCTCGTTCCGCGATCAGATTATGGTAAAGGTTACTCAGTTTAAATGGATGCCGAAAGAGAATGCCAAGAGTACGGTATTCCGTGCGCTTCAACCTGCGATACGCTTCACCAAAGAAGAGTGTTTGGACCTGCCTGACATGGTGTACACTAAACGCAGGGTAGAGATGACCAAACAGCAGCAGACATTCTACGACCTGCTGCGCAAGCGTATGGTCATGCAAGTTGCCGGTGAGAGTGTAACAGCGGTGAACGCTGCGGTGAACCTAAACAAACTGCTACAGATATCGGCAGGAGCTATATACACCGACGAAGGTGATACGGTGCAGTTCGACATCTCCAACAGGTACAAGGTGCTGAAAGAGGTGATAGACGAATGCTCGCAAAAAGTGCTTGTGTTTGTACCGTTCCGACACACCATAGACTTGTTAGCCGGTAAGCTAACTAAAGACGGCATAACGTCCGCTATCATACGAGGAGATGTAGCTGCGCATAAACGCACTGAGATATTCTCGCAGTTCCAAAGCGAGAAAGACCCCAAGGTCTTGCTTATACAACCCCAAGCCGCAGCACACGGGGTTACACTTACAGCAGCAAATACTGTTGTGTGGTGGGGGCCGACACCCTCGTTGGAAACTTACGCACAAGCAAATGCTAGGGTTCACAGATCGGGGCAGAAGCATAAATGCACAGTGATACAGCTTGCGGGTTCGTTTGTTGAGAACCGTATATACAGGCTGTTGGACGACAAGATAAGTACGCACACAGAGATTATTGATTTGTATAAAGAAGTGCTTGACTAGCTTATGTTTACTAACTATATGCCATGTATAACTAAGTTTGGAGAGTTTTATGCAAGTTCCTGTAGAGAAGCTTACGAAAGCGTACATTAAGATACGCGAAAAACGTGCGGAGTTGTCGGCTAACTTCAAAGATGAAGACGCAAAGCTCGCTGATAAGATGAATACTATCAAGCGCGCATTGTTAGATCATTGCGAAGAACATAGCGTAGAGAGTGTTAGGACAACGGAAGGGTTGTTCTACCGAACCGTTAAGCAGCGGTATTGGACAAATGACTGGGAGCAGATGCACCACTTTATCATGGAGCATCAAGTGCCAGAGTTGTTGGAGAAGCGGCTTAACCAAACCCACATGCGGCAGTTTTTAGAGGAGCATCCTGATGTGCTACCCAAAGGGCTGAATGTGGATAGCGAGTATGCAATTTCAGTGAGGAAAAAATGACGGATACCGTTTATTCTGACGTTAATAAAACCGCCGAGTATTTTGGCGTATCAATTCATACCATTAGAAAATGGGTGAAGGAGGGTCACATACCGCGTGACCATTACATTCGGGGCGGTACAACATACCGCTATAACATTCCTGCCATCGAAAAAGTGTTGACAGGAGAGGGGAAAGCCCAACAAATGGAACTCCCATTAAAAACAAAATAAGGAGAACACGATGTCGGATATGGCGTTGTTTGAGGGAAACTCCCTCGTAAGTAGTGATTTGTTTAAGTCTTTGCAGGATGTCGATGACAACCTTGCAGGGGGCAGCGGTGGGTCTGGTCCTCGCCGCATAAGTATTCGTGGTGGCCGCTTCCGTGAGATGGTTGGCGGTGAGCAGGTCAATGTAAAAAGTGACGGGTTTATAAACGTAGTGATAGTAAACGCTGCGAAGATTTCTCGTACATATTATGCGGGTCAGTACGACCCCGAAAATCCATCTGGCCCGTCTTGTTGGTCGCCAGACACACAGGCCCCTGATCCAAGTGTTCCATCGGATACGCGCCAAGCATCGAAGTGCATGGACTGCCCGCAGAACATTAAAGGGTCAGGACAGGGGGAAAGTCGTGCCTGTAGGTTTGGTCAGCGCATTGCTGTCGCCTTAGAGGGTCAGATGGACACCGTGTACCAATTTCAACTCCCTGCTACTTCTATATTTGGGGATGCCAAGGATGGTAAGATGGGTATGCAGGCTTACGCCAAGTATCTACGCGCACACAAGACGCCTTCTATAGCTGTGGTAACGCAGATATATTTTGACGAAAGCAGTGCGACACCGAAACTGTACTTCAAGCCGGTACGCCCGTTGACAGAAGAAGAACTGCAAGAGGCGGTGAAGCTCAAGGATACGGATGATGCACACCGTGCTATCACTATGACTGTGGCTCAAACAGACAAAGTGCAGAAAGAAGAACCTCCATTGGCAGATGATGAAATCAGCATTGATGACATCCCTGCACCGGAACCCAAGAAGGTCAGTAAAAAGGCGGCGGCTGCTCCCGCACCTGCGACAGACTTAGGGTCGATCTTAGACGAGTGGGACTAATCGTCTAAGGTCATATCGTGGCGGGGCAAGTCCAACCCCCGCCACGATTTTAAATGGAGAGCAGCATAATGAAAACAATAGAATTTTTACGCTCTGTACTTGGAGGTAGTGGATATTACTGCGTATTTGCAGCAAATGCAGCTACCGACAAACGGGTACAGAAGTTTTACGACAGTTTAGAAGCTGTTGCCAAAGCCGCAGATCATTTTGATGCAGACGGTTTTGATGTGTATTTTGGTTTGGGTACACTACGAGAAGCGGGTAGCCGCAAGAAAGAGAACGTAGCGTCTCTTAAATCTTTGTTCTTGGATTTAGATGTTGGTCCAATCAAGGAGTATCCCGACCAGCAGCAGGCGGTGCAGGCCCTACGAAAATTTGTAGGGGAGCTAAACCTACCTAAACCGATGTTAATAAACTCAGGGCGAGGAGTACATGTGTATTGGCCCCTGACAGAACCTGCACCGTTAGCCGAGTGGCTAACTGTTGCGGAGCGGCTAAAGAAAGTTTGTGCGGAACGCGGCTTGAGGGCAGACCCTGTTGTAACCGCAAATTCGGCTCAAATACTGCGTCCACCCAACACCCATAACTACAAACCCGTAAAATTTGGTGATCCACCGCTACCAGTAGAGCGCATAGGTGTGACAGAACCTGTGCCTGTGGAGCTTTCGGCGTTTATGCAGTTGTTGGGTGCGGAGTTAAAGCCCGTAAACACACAGATAGATCTAGGGCCAGACGCACTACAAGAAGCTTTGGCTGCAAACAAAGAGAGCGTGTTTAAGTCTATCGTGTCTAAGACTTTAAATGGTCGCGGCTGTGCGCAGTTAAAGAACGTGTGGGAGAACCAGAACACTCTCAGCGAGCCGTTATGGCGAGCGGGGTTGTCTATCGCAAAGTTCTGCAAGGACGCCGCCGTTGCAGCGGTAAAGATATCCGAGCAGCACCAAGGGTACGACCACGACGAGATGCAGCGCAAGCTGTCTGAGATTAAAGGCCCGTACACATGCCAGAAGTTTGACGAGCTTAATCCCAATGTGTGTGGCGAGTGCCCGTTCAAAGGCAAGATAAAGTCTCCGATAACGCTAGGGCAGAAGATAAAAGAAGCGAGCGGCCCCGTAGAAGTCAAAGCCAAGAGCATGTTGGGTGGCCCCGTAGAGAAAACTTTTAGTATACCTGTGTTCCCCCGTCCGTACTTTAGGGGTGAGACAGGTGGGGTATATTTACGCACCGTAAATAAAGAGGGCGACCCCGAAGAAATTGTTGTGTACCAGAACGATCTGTACGTTACACGACGACTACGTGATGCAGAGTTGGGTGAGGTAATCGCGTTCTGCCTGCATCTCCCAAGGGATGGGGTGCGAGAGTTTACCGTGCCGCTAACATCCGTAACTTCCCGCGATGAGTTCCGCAAAAATATGTCCATGCACGGCGTAGCTGTGTTTGGCATAAAACCATTGGAGGCATTGATGGCATATACACAGAGGTGGATTGAAGAATTGCAAGCAACAAATACAGCAGATGAAGCGCACCGGCAGTTTGGTTGGGTGGACGATGATATTATGGAAGAGTTCGTGCTGGGGGATAAACTCATTACCGGCAACGATATTCGGTACAACCCACCCTCTTCAAAAACTGGGGGTATGCTAGAAGCGTTTATAGAGCGCGGGGAGAAAGACGCTATCGTGTCGAACCTAGAGTTCTACAACCGCCCTGATTGGGAGATGCACCAGTTTATTATTGGCATGAGCTACGGCACTGTGCTCATGCCGTTCACAGGTATAAACAGCCTTGGGGTGCATCTTGTTAGCCAGACAGGTTTTGGTAAGACAACAACCTCAAAAGCTGCGCTATCTATATGGGGCGATCCTGAGTTGTTGATATTGCAGAAGAACGATACGCAAAACTCCCGCATGAACCGTGGGGAGTTGTATCACAACCTGCTGCTTGTCTCTGACGAGATGACAAATCTTAACACGTTGCAGATGTCAGAGTATGCCTATGCCCTGTCGGGCGGCAGGCAGAAAAATCGGCTTGCGCAAAGCGGCAACACGGAACGTGCGCGTGGTAAACCGTGGCGATTACTAGCCCTGAGTTCTGCTAACACCAGTGCGTGGGATATATTGTCCAGAGAAAAGGCCGAACCGAAAGCAGAGATGCAGCGGCTTCTAGAGTTAAAGGTGCCACAGAAGCTTGTAGATCCAAAGCTAAAGCGTCACGCTGACGAGCTACTAAAAGCCATAGAACGTAACTACGGTTGGCTCGCGGTGGAGTATGTGCAGTGGGTCATAAACAACAGAGAGAACGCAGAGGCGCTTGTGCTTGACGCACAGAGGCGAATAGATGCGGCGGCTGGGTTAGCCTCAGAAAACCGCTTCTGGTCTGCGGGATGTGCTACAGTGATCGCAGGTCTAATTATTGCCAAGCAATTAGGGCACGTAAACTATGATGTCAAAGCTGTGTTCGATTGGCTTGTGACCGAGCTACGGGAGCGCAAAGCCTTCGTCGATGATGTGGGTTCTTCTGTGCAGGAGACTTTGAGTAACTACATCGCAGAGCATTATAACAATGTGTTGATGATCGACAGCAACGAAGACTTGCGCGGTGCAGGTGAGAACGAGAACGGGCTAGATGATCTTGTGCGCCCCGAAGCAGTGCCGAGAGGTCAGCTTGTAGCGCGGTATGAACCCGACACAAGCAAGTTGTTCTTGTTGCCAAAGCCCTTGAAAGAGTGGAGCGCCGACCATCAGCTTAACTATACCTCGCTTACAAACGAGCTACGGGATAAGTTGGGGGCCAAACGCACCAAGATGCGTATCACTAAAGGCACTAAACTAAACATGCCAGCAGTGTGGGTTCTTGAGCTAACATTTAAAATGGATATAGTAGATGAAGGTAGCGAAGATTGATGATCTCAACCCTGACGGTTTAAAGATTACCGTAGATTGGGAGAGTATGGACGTTGGGATGTCGTTCTTTCTGCCCTGCATAGATATCGACAAAGCTAAAAAGCAGGTCAAATCTGTTGCAAAAATGAAAGATTTTGGCGTTGAGATACGAATTGTTATAGAAGATAAAAAATTAGGTTTACGGGTATGGAGAACTGTGTGATATACTTCGCCTGACAACTCACACTACAGGTTGTTCTCCATTTACTGGCCTCCACTATATGTGGGGGCCTTTTTTACATAAACAGAGACGAGTTTTTATCGAACTGCTGTGCATACAGCATATACTCGTCACGGCGTTTCGGGCTGAACGTAACCCCATGATACCGAGACTGCTTGCCAGAGATACGGGTCTTACGTGATCGCCGTATAGTCTCTGCTGTAATCGGATCGTTGGGATGTTCCTGATTATACTTGGCGATCTTACGCAGCACCGACGAGTTATCTGCACCGTCAAAGTAGTTGCGGAAGTACATGTCCAACAACTTCTTCTTACGACGAGAAGTCGCACGGTCTGCGCCTTTTAGCACCGCGTTCTCTTCAAGCTGTCTAGAATACTCTGCGGGTGCAAAGCCTAAAGTCTGCAACCCGATATGCGCAGGGTGTAGATCCTCAATGATCTTGTCACCGCCAACAGTCTGTACGCCTTCGGTAGAGTAACGCAACGCTTTCATACCGTTCTTGATTGCTGCTGGAGACATAGCCTCAAAGCCCCGATAGAACTCACCTTCGCCAAATAATTTAACCCCGCGCTCTGCTTGCGCAAAGATACCTACAATCGGCCCACCGGCATATTCGAGTGCTTGGTACAGTAACGGGTTGTCAGAGCGGATAAACGTATCTCTAAACAGAAGCTCGCCTAGTCCGACACGACTTGCGAAATTGATGCCAGTTACATAGTTTAGCCCCCCACGGAACCCAGCTTCGCC